GTGCAACTGGGACGACAAGCGGGCTGAATACCCCTACATCACGTTCGTCTCCGGAGACGAGGCAATCGCGGAATACCGCTTCGGCCGGCTGCTCTGCGTCCACTTCTTCACCGTCATCCGGATCGAGCGCGAGACCGGCGTCTATTGGCGGCTGTACGAGCGCTACGAGGAGGGCCGCATCATCAGCGCGGTGTACGTCGGCGACACGGGCTCCCTGGGCTCCGAGTGGACAGGCGCGATGGATGAGCTCGGCATTGTGCCGGAGAAGATCGTTCCCGGCCGGGTGATGCTGGCCGCTCATATCCCCAACATCCGCCCGAGCCGCGTGCGCTTCGCCAGCTACGGGCGCTCGGAGTTCGAGGGCATGCGGGATATGATGGACTCCCTCGACGAGGTCTACTCCTCCTGGATGCGCGACGTGCGTCTGGCCAAGGCGCGCCTGCTGGTGCCGGCCGAGTTTTTGCGCAAGCGCCGCGTCAGCCAGGACGGCACCGGCAACAACGACCAGCTCTTCACGGAGAGCCGCTTTATCTGGGAGTTTGACGAGGACGTGGAAACCCTCGTCGCCCTGGACGTGACCGACGCCGATCAGATGCAGATCACGCCCTCCCAGTTCGCCATCCGTGCCGAGGAGCACGCGAAGACCGCCGAGGCGCTGATCCGCAACATCATCAGCATGTGCGGATACTCTCCCCAGACTTTCGGCCTGGACATCGAAGGTCAGGCCTCCAGCGGCACAGCCCTCCTGATCCGCGAGAAGAAATCCTTCTCCATGCGGGCCAAGAAGCTGAACTACTGGTCCGCGCCTCTGGAGAACTTCCTGACCGCTGTGCTGCAGCTGGACGCCGCCGTCTACCACACGCCCAACGTCCACGAAGCCGACCGCGTCATTGTCGACTTCCCGGACGCCATGAGCACCGACCTTTCGACGGTGGCCAACGCGGTCAAGCTGATGCGCGACGCGCAGACTGTCTCGGTCAAGACCGCCGTCAGGATGCTGCACCCGGACTGGGAGCAGGGCCAGATCGACGAGGAGACCGAGCACGTCATGCAGGAGTTTGGCACAGCCGATCCCAAGGCTATCATCGAAGCCGGCGACCTGCACAAGCTTCCGGAGGCCCGGGAGGACCAGGAGGACGAGGACGGTGACGCCTGATGGCGGGATTCGGCTTCAATACCGGTTTGGACGGCCACCGCATCAAACCTCTGACCGAGCATGACGCGGAGGAGATCGCCGACGGCCTGCAGATCATCTACGGCAGGGCCCGGGAGCGCATGCTCCAGGCCGTCGCAAGGCGGTTTTCGCGGGGTGTGAAGGGCTACGGCTGGGCCGAGCGCAAGAGCAGCGAGATCCTGGAGGCCCATCACCAGATGGAGCAGATCTATGAGCGGGCCTCCGTGCAGCGTCAGGAGCTGCTCGACGGCGTCATGGAGCGCGCCTACACGTCCGGCAGCCAAAAGTTTTATTCGGACATGCACACCGTGCTCGGCGACGCGGCCCACATCAGCCCCAACAGTGTCAAGGCCGGCTACATTCTCGCGGACCTCAACAACAGCCTCAACGCGGCCGAGCGGCGTATCCTGCGCCAGTTTGACGACAAGTATGCCGACGTGATCGGCGCTGTGTCCGCCGAGTTTGCGACCGGCGTCATGAACACCCGGCAGGCTGTCGGAGAGGCGCTGCAGCGCTTCGCGGACGAGGGCATCACCGGCTTTATCGACCGCGGCGGCCACCACTGGACGCTGGAGAACTACTCCGAGATGGCGGTGCTCACCGCGATCGAGCGCAGTACCCTCTCCGGCTACGTGGACACCATGCAGAGCTACGACTACGACCTGGCCGTCATCGACGGACACGCGGGCAGCTGCCCGGTCTGTGCGGCCTGGGAGGGCGTCATCGTCTCCGTCAGCGGCAACAACCCCGACTATCCGTCCCTGGACGAGGCCGAGGGTGAGGGCGTGTTCCACCCGCGCTGTCTGCACGGGATCACCACCTACTACCCGGACATCTCCCACGCGCCCAGAGGCGGTTTCCGCAGCGAGCCGCGGGAGATTGAGGAGCCCTCGCGCCAGTACACGGCCAGATCCAAGCAGCGCTACATGGAGCGCCAGATCCGCAAGTACAAGGACCGGGCCATCGTCGCCCAGACGCCTTTGCAGCTGCGCCAGGCGATGAACAAGGTGCGCGAGTGGGAGAGCGCCCTGGATGAGATGATCGCCAGGCAGCCCGAGGACGATTACCTGTACAGACACAGAGGCAGGGAAGTGCCAGAGAATGCTGTCAGGGCTTCCGCAAACATGTACCATCGCCTCGATCCTCTTCATGAATTCGTCAAAAAGGTGAAGCCGATACCTGGTTTTGAGGATTATGGTATTCACGGAGATAAGTACGGATTCGTATTCAAGGACGCTGATGGAAATGAAAGCCACATGTCCGTCAAAGAGTTCGCCAAAATCATCAAAGAAAGCGGAACGTACAAAGGCGGGGATATTCGTCTTCTATCCTGTGAAGCGGGTGCGAAAGGATCTGTCGTCGCCCAAGGTCTTGCAGACGAGCTTGGAGTGAGGGTAATGGCTCCTTCCGACGTTCTGTATATTCACTATGACGGCACCATGACAATAGGCAACACCTTGACAAGCACCGGCGAATGGGCTATATTTGAACCGAAGAAATAAACGGGGGTGGCATCCGTGATCGAGGTTCAGTTTTTCCGTGATCGGCAGTCCGGGTGCACACCTGCACAGAAGGATAGGCTGTTGTCATATATGCGGAATGGCCGTATCTTTTGTGCTTCACCGTCTATCAAGAAAGACTGCATGACTGGAAAGGATTTGCCGGTGTTTGATTATTATCAAACGGACGGAAAGTATGTCTGGTCAACCGAAGCACTCTATTATCTCGAAAAATACAATTTTGATATCAGCACTGATTTCAAGAATCATGTCCTCAACTGAATAAGTCATTCTTCAAATGTGAGGAATGGTTAACCGCCCGGCAGCAATGCAAGGCGGTTTTCTTATGCCCTCACGAAAGAAAGGAGCTGATTACTATGGCAGGAAGAACAAAGACAACCGCGCCCGACACCGTCACCGTCCCGCGCAGCGTGCTTCGCATGTTCGTGGGTCTTGTAGACGGCTTGCAGGAAGCGGACGGCAACTACAAGCCGTGCCAGCACTCGCTGTTCCGCAGCTGGGCCCAGAGCGCCTACCGAGCGCCCAACATGCGCACAGCTGTCGCCCAGGCGCGGGAAGCGCTCGGCGACGAACAGCCGTAAACCCCGCGTTTTGGCTCTCTGAGGCCTTCTGGCCTCCGGATGGGTTCTCGCCCATCCGATGGACCAGGATGCGAAATCGGCCTGTTGCAACAGCGCACAGGCGCACCCACTGCAAATCAGCAGACTGTCACGCACAGCCTGCTTTTTTGATGCCTGTCGGGGAGGCTATACCCCGGACTCTGAAGCTGGAAGGGACCAGTTGAAAAAACCGGAGGAGGCAACATGGATATTTCGACCCTCAAAGCCCATCTCGGCGATGAACTTTTCTCCCAGGTGGAGGAGAAGCTCAGCGGTGTGGACGGCCTGACCATCATTCCCACCAATGACGGCAGCTGGCTGCCCAAAACGCGGTTTGACGAAGAGATCGGCAAACAGAAGAACCTCAAGGCGACGATCACCACCCTGAACCAGCAGCTTGCGGAGGCCAAGAAGGCCGGCGACAGTGCCGCTGCGCTCCAGGCGAGTGTCGACGTCCTGACCCAGCAGGTCAAGGAAAGAGATGCAACCATCGCGGGCATGAAGCGCTCCGGGAAGATCCACGAAGCGCTGGCCAAGGCGAAGGCGCGCGACGTCTCCCTGGTGGAAAAGCTGCTGGACCCCTCCAAGATCGGCGAGGACGACAAGGGCAACCTGACCGGCCTCGACGACCAGGTGAAAGCGCTGCAGGAAAGCTCCGCCTACCTCTTCGAGGAGGCAGACGGCAACAGCGGCGGATGGGGCGGCGGCAGAAACCCCAAGGAAGCCCCGCCTGCCAAGCCCGGCAGCAATGACGCGATGAACAATGCCCTGCGCACCATGCTCGGCATGGTCAAAGCTTAAAAACCCCGCCTTTGGGCGGATACGAAAGGAGCAGATCCTATGGCTCTCAACGGTATCATCGATGCGTCCGGTCTGATTGTCCCCGAGTACGCGAACGAAATCCTCCAGGCTGTGCCTCAGCAGTCCGTGGCGATGCGCCTGATGCGGCGTCTGCCCGACATGAGCACCAGCCAGCGGTATATCCCCGTGATGTCCACCCTGCCCTCCGCGGCCTTCGTCGCCGGCGAGGGTGAGAAGAAGCACGTGACCAAGATGGACTTCGGCAATGTCAACCTCTACGCCGAGGAGATCGCGGCCATCGTGGTGGTGTCCGAGAATGCCATCGCCGACGCCCACTATGACATCTGGGGCAATGTCCGCCCCCGCATCGTCGAGGCGATCGGCAAGACCTTCGACCAGGCCGTCTTCTTCGGCACCAACAAGCCCCAGAGCTTCCCGGCCGGCATCGTGCCCGGCGCGATCACTGCCGGCAAGAACGTGGCCCTGGACGCCACCAAGACCCTCTATGAGCAGCTGATGGGCGAGACCGGCATCATCGCCAAGGTCGAGGCCTCCGGCTACATTCCCACCGCCCACGTCGGCTCCATCGCCATGAAGGCAAAACTGCGCGGCGCTGTGGATGAGAACGGCCTGCCCATCTTCGGCCGCGCCGTGTATCAGAACGGCACCACCGGCCGCACCGTCTACGAGCTGGACGGCAACGAGATGGTCTTCCCCGCCAACGGCTGCTGGGACGACACCGCGGCCCTGATGCTCACAGGCGACTGGAACCAGGCTGTCTGGGCCCTGCGCCAGGACATCAGCCTCAAGGTGCTGACCGAGTCCACCGTCACCATCAACAACGAGCAGGTCAACCTGGCCGAGCGCGACCTGGTCGGCCTGCGCGTGGTCTTCCGTGCCGGCTGGCTGATGGCCAACCCCATCAACCCCGTCGACCAGACCGCGAACCGCTATCCCTTCGCTGTTCTGACTCCCGCGGCTTCCAATGCTGGCGGCGCTGGCGGCGAAGGCGGCGGCACCTGACCATATGGAGGCGCGTAGATGAAAATCCAGTTGACGAAAACACTGCCACAGCCTGAGCTGGGCAGGGTTATTCCGGCGGGCGTGATCATAGACGCGCCTCCAGGCCTCGCTGAGAGGCTTTTGCGTGATGGCAGGGCTCAGCCTGTCCAGACCGATGAAACGCCTGAGAGTGCCGTTGCAACAGCGGAGAGCGCGCCTCCGGAGGCCGCCCCGGCAGAGGAGCACAACGAAACGCCCAAACGCGGAAAGAAGGTGACCGCCCATGCCTGACATCCACGAGTATTCCGAGACCGAACCCACGGAGCAGGAGCTGCAGCTGATGCGGGACAGGATGCTCCTGTACATCTTCCCGAACGATCCCGTGACGG